TTGTGTGGGTCGTCAATGATTAATAGATCTGCGCCCCGTCCAGTTATGGCACCACCAACACCGGCTGCAAAGTATTCGCCGCCTTGTTCGGTTTTCCATTTACCTGCTGCCTGAGAATCTTCTTGTAGTCTTGTGTCAAACATCTCATGATATTTTTCTTCATCAATTAAGTTTTTAGTTTTTCTTCCAAAGTCAATTGCAAGGTCAGCTGTGTGAGTTGCTTGAATAATTTTTAATTTAGGATTTTTACCAATCATCCAAGCTGGTAAAAAATAGGATGCAAATTCTGATTTTGTATGACGTGGTGGCATGTTTACAATTAGACGGTTTAGTTTGCCAGTAGCCAAGTCATTAAACTTCTGTCCTATATCTCTGTGGTGTTTACCTTCAATAAAATCTGGCCACATATATTTTACAAAATTTAAAAAATCATGCGTAACCAATTTTTGCATATTTTTTAATTGATTGGATAATTCTAAGTCTGCGTATTCCTGTGCCTCGTTTTCAGGCAAATTTTTTATAATATTTTTTGGATCTATCATTTCAAATGTATTTTCAAATCAACTTACCATAACTATGCTTATTAAGCTATATAGACTGTCTCTGGGACCCCTATGGCCTTTTAGGGTGGGCCCCCGCCCGTAATTTGCGAGCTATTTGCAACCTGCAGTGGTACCTCTATGGGTGGGCCCGCCCCAGTTTACAAGCAGAAGTTGCGACCCATTTTGGTCGTGATATATATGCAACAGGTCGGGCGAAGCCC